GTAGACCGCAACGTACAGCACCTAGAGCTTATGGTTGCTAAAGACGACTGGGGCAGCGAAGACATGACCGCAGTTAATGCAGCCATCAGCGCAGGTAACGGGTATAGCGCGTAATGGACATTATATTCAAAGCCCTAAAGTCTAAGACTGTACAGTTCTCAATTGCTTTGGCCATCCTCAGCATACTGCAAGGCTACGTAGGCTTCTTGCCTGTGTCGCCAGCAGGACAAGCCGCTGTTGGTTGTATCATTGCAAGCTGTGTCACTGTACTGCGCTTTGTGACTGTGGCTCCTATAGCGGAGAAGTAAATGATTGCGGAAATCTCAGCAGTTGTAGGTGTACTTAAGGCTCTTAACGACGGCATAAAAACCGTCAAAGAGTCTGGAGACCACTTGTCAGGTCTGTCGGGATTATTCACTAGCCTCACTGACAGCAAGGTAGCTGTAGAGAGCATTGAAGAAGCCACAAAAGCAGGCGATCATGTACTAACACAGGAAGAAGCGCTGGAGTTGGCGTGGGCTAAGGATGCTATACGGCAGCATGAGAAAGAACTAAAGCGCATTACCCCCAAGGCAGTGTGGCGTGACATGCTAATGATACAGAACAAGTCTATTCTAGACCACAAGCATAAACTAGAAAAAATTAGACTTGCTAAGTTAAAACAACAACGAAAAGTAACTGATATGCTAAAAAACATAGGAGCTACTATTGTTGTTGTTTCTGTATTTGGTGGTATTTTTTGGTTAATAACTGAAGGTATAATATAATGGCTGTAGAAGAATCAGTAAAAGAAACGGTAGACGTAGTAGCTGCTTCAACAGGCATACTTTCTTTAGTTGCTTGGTTACCGCCTACAGCCTCATTGTTTACTATTATATGGTTAGGTATAAGGATATACGAATCAGATACTGTTCAAAAACTTGTAAATAAAAATAAAGAATGAAATTTTATATACTAACATCTAATAACTATAAAGGACTTATGCGTCATTTTGATCCTGAATATAGTCACATACAAAAAGAAGATGCAGTTGTAATTATTAATAGTTTAGACAGTGCATACATTGAACAAGCTAAAAACTTTTGTATTGTAAAAGATATTAAATATTATATCACAGAAAGCAACGGAAGTCCAGCAAAAGGTAAAAATAGTTTGTTAGACATTTTTTTAGAATCTAATAATGACTATTGTGTCATGATAGACGGCGATGATTTTTTAACTCCGCATGGTGTTTGGATGTATAAGCACTTAGCGGGATTAGAAACTCCCCCGGACGCAGTATGTTTAATTAATCAAACGTCTTTACGTTATCAAAATGATGTGTTATACTCCGTAAATCCTTTTACTGTAGACTATGAAGATCTTTTAAGCTCTGATTACTATACAATGTTTAAACATGATCTTGGGTTGAGCCACGAAAAATCTATGTACTTTCATAATCTTCATAACAAATACTATGCAGAACAGCAAAAGTACAGCGAAGGCTCTGAAGTACATTGTCGTGTTACATGGATGAGCAAAAAGGCTGCTCAGTTTAAATTTGATGAGGATTTAATTGTAGGCGAAGACACGTTGCAAATGTTGCGTTTAAAGCACGAAGCTTTAGAAGGACGTTTAAATTTATATACTACAAACGAAAACCCTGCAACATATGTATACGATGAAAGAGAACCCGGAACTGTAATGCTAGAGTCTAGTTTTGGGACTGATTATGAATGGATGGATGTGTATCTCAATGCTCTTGAAGAAATGAAAGAAAACAATCAACTGCATTTGAATACATGCCTTCCAGAGCTAAAAATAGAATATCCTCAAGATTATGTTTATAACGATCTTGAATTAACAGAGCCTCACGTACATGAACTACAGGAAGCTCATCTAGTGTTTCCACAAAACGCTACAGATAACTCAATACAGAAGTGTTATGAGTTTTTAAAATCTTTAGACAACAAAAAAGCTGCATAGCGAAAGGATAAATAAATGAGCAAGAAAAGAAAACTAAGAGATACTAAAAAATCTTTGAAGCAATTAAAAGCTAAACGAGCCAACTATGCAGCAGGCGGTTATGGATATGGTGGTGGTAGTTCAAGTTCAAGGGAAAGGCTTGTAAGAATGGTTCCTATAAAAGAAGAAAGAGATACTGCTTCTAACGAAAGAAACGTTATGGCTCCTCAAGTAATGACAAGAGGAGAAGACGGGAATATGTATCCTAATCCAATAGCAGCCGCAGAAGCTAATGAAAGATATGCAGCATCTCAATCTTCTCGTACTTCTAGAACAGGTCTTCCTACTAGTCGAGGCACAGGTAATCTTAATAATACTACATCTTATATTTTTGATGGTGTGGATTTTAGTGGGGTTTTACCACAAAATTCTGAGTCTTCTGAGTCTTCTGAAGCGCCTGTTGGGATGCCTATATATGATCCGGGCAGACCTGAGCTTAGACAAATGCAAGCCGTTAAAACTGGCATTGGGGCTGCAAGCACTAGTTCTATAGAAAGTTTAAAACGTGCTGCTGGTTATGGGGATCGAGGAGCCGCTGAAGCTTTACGCGGCTATGGCATTTCTACAGATATTCAGCGACTAGCAAATATGAAAGACATTCAAGCTAAAGCTGTGTCTGCCGGAGAGTTAATAGCAGCACAAGGAGAGGCAGCACAAGCTGATGTTGCAGGCGTAGCATCTCAAGCAGATCAATATGCAGATAAGTATGTAGAGCAATATCCTGAATGGAATGCAAAGCAAAAAGCTGAAGCAAAACAATGGGCGTACAACCAAAGAACTGGTGTTAAGTCTCCTATGCCTTCATGGTTAATGAATTCAGATTTCTTAAAAGGCATTGAAGCTGCTAATAACATGGAGTATGACACAACTTCAAGAGAAGCTACAAGCTACGAAGCCGCTAAAGCTGAACGCTTAACAGACACTAAAGCCGCACAAGGCGAAGTATCAGTAACAGCTGAAGCAGACCAAGCAACAGCGGCTACAGTAGATACCGCACAACGTGACAAAGCTGCCGAAGAAGCTGCAATGGGCGTTGCGGCTACGCGCCCTGAAGAACGTGATTATGCAACAGCGGTTACAACTGATGAGCGGTTTACTGTTGATGAACCTGAAGATATAGATGTCACTACACGCGAAGCTCAAGTAATTTCTCAAGAAGAAATGGATCGATTGAGTCAGATAGCGCAAGAGCGTGGTGTAGATGTTAGAGACATTCCAGAATACGAACTAGCTCAAACACGCCAAGTACAGGTAGGCCAAGCAGCTCAAATGGGCTATACGCCCCGTTTAGGCGAAACACCCGAAGCAGTCGTTGTACGTGCAGAAACCTATGGAGCTGACTTTACGCCCCAAGGCGGTAAGACAGAAATAGATGCAATTCCTGCATACATCAAAGCTTCTAAGCGTGTTGCACAAGTAGGCGAAGCTTCACAGCGTATTGCAGCTGAGCTGGGCGATGTGCCTTCAACAGACTTAGAAGGCCGTCAAGCTATTACAGGCGAAGCTCCTAAAGGAGACGCTGCACAGATTGGCGGTATACCTACAATGGCTGCCGCAACTATGCAAGCGGTTACAGGCCAAGAGCGTACAGTAGCTGCCGCAGATATGATGGAAGTTGTTGCTGATGTCCCGCCCGAAGTTACAGCGGCTGTTGCACAAGACCCAGCAACTGTTGAAGCTCAGATAGATTCTGGCGAAGACCCTAAAGTAACAGCAGCTGTTGCAGCACTACCAACAGAAGCTCTTGTATCTACACAGATGGAAGGCTTGTTAGCAGGTATGGAAGACGGAGAGACTCCTGCATGGGCTAGACCAGCTGTTGCAGCTATAGAGTCTCAAATGGCCCGTAGAGGGCTTTCTGCTTCTTCTGTAGGTCGCGATGCACTCTTCAATGCTATTATTCAAAGTGCATTACCAATGGCTCAGAGCAATGCTCAGGCACTACAAGCTAGAGCGCAACAAAATCTTAGCAACGAACAACAGGCTAACCTAGCTTCTGCGCAAAATACCATGCAGGTTCGTATGCAAAATCTGGCTAATCGTCAGACCGCTGCATCACAAACAGCAGAAATGGCACAGCAGATTAAAGTACAGCAAGGAACTTTTGAACAACAAGCAGTAATGACTACTGCGCAACAAGCTCAAGAAACAGCTCTTGCAAACGCTCAAATGGCTCAGCAACGCGCACAGCAAGAATCTTCGCAGCGCCAGCAAGCAGCTATCTCGCAGTTAAGTACTAGTTCCCAGTTAGATCTTGCAAACTTACAAGCTCTTAATGCAGCAGGCGCACAAAATCTAAACGCTGAGCAGCAAGCTAAACTGCAAACATACAATGCACAAGTAAATAAAATTGTACGTCAAGCAGACTTAAATCAGGACATGGAAAAAGCAAACCTGTCTCCTGCTCTTCAGGTTGAGATGCAAAGAATCTCTGAAATTAACGCAGCTGCTAAAGATACAATGACAGCAGAACAAACTGAGCGGTTAACAAACCTTCAGGCGTTAATTGATTTCCGCAAAACAGATGCATCTTTTGCGCAGCAGATGGACATGGCTAACATGTCTAATGAGCAGCAGATAGAACTAGCTATGCTTCAAGATAGGGCCGCTACAGATTCTGCAAACTTTACAGCTGATAATCAATTTAGATTGCAAGAGCTGAATAATATTGTTTCGCGATCTACGCGCCAAGCTGAACTAAATGCACGTATGGAAGAAGTAAACCTAGATGCAAGTTTAAAAGTAGAACTATCTGAACTTGCTGAAAAGAACACTACTTCCCGTGCAAACATGACAGCAGAGCAGCAAACAAGACTTGCAAACTTACAAACTCTTGTAGACTTCCGCAAAACTAATGCAGCTCTGGCTCAGCAAATGGATACTGCAAACCTTGCTAACGAACAGCAAATGGAGCTTGCAAATCTTCAAGAGCGTTCAGCTACTGATGCAGCTAACTTTACTGAATCTAACCGCTTTAGAATGCAAGAGTTGAATACGCATGTACAGGTTATGTCGCAGAACGAACAGCTTAAGCAAAACGCTGACATGGCTAAACTGTCTATGCAAGAAAAAATTAGTCTTGCAAACTTGACGCAAAAGAACGCAGCAGATTCAGAAAGCATGAGTGCAGAAAATGTTGCTGAGCTTCAGATGTACGAAAAGAAAATGGCAGCTGGTCAGCTTAATGCACAGCTTGCACAACAGATGGGCCTTGCAAATTTAAGTAACGAGCAATCTGCTGCGATGTTTAACGCACAAATAAACGCTAATTTAGATATGAAGCAGTTTGATGCTAATCAACAGATGGCGCTTGCAAATAGTCAGTTTATGCAAACTATGACAGCTACGCAGTTTAGCGCGGATCAACAGTCAGCTATTCAAAACGCTACAATGTTGACACAAGTAGACTTAGCTAATGCTGATGCAAGGACTCGTGTGTCTGTAGAAAATGCTAAGAACTTTTTAACTATGGACATGGCTAACCTTAGCAACAAGCAACAGGGCATTGTTATGGATCAACAGATGGCTCAACAGGCTTTGTTATCTGATCAGGCCGCTAAAAACGCCGCGCTTCAGTTTGGCGCAACATCTCAAAACCAGATGGATCAGTTTATGATCAGTCAAGCTAATAACATGGCGCAGTTTAACACTAGTGCAACAAACGCTATGAGGTCTTTTAATGTAACTGAATCAAATCGCATGGCAGCTATTGAAGCAGGCAACACACTACAAGCCGATCAGTTTACTGCGCAGCTTGAAGCAGACATCAATAAGTTTAATACTTCTATTGATACGCAGCGAGACCAGTGGAATGCAGCAAATGCACAGGCTATTGAGCAGTCTAATATTCAGTGGCGTAGACAAGCAAACACTGCCGATACAGCAGCAGCTAATGCGGCTAATCAGCAAAATGTTCAAAATGCTTATAACATTTCTGCGCTAGATCAGACTCAAATGTGGCAGCAACTGCGCGATGAAGCCGCTTATATACGGCAGAGCTACGAAAATAATGAGCAGCGGGAAGCACAGTTAATTGCAACGGCTATTGGAAATGAGAGTGCAACAAGCAGCAAAGACACAGGAACAACTACAGCTTCGTTGATAAAGATCTTAGGAAGTTATGGGTATAAATCAGCAACTACACCAATTACGTATGCAGGCGGAGGATAGATAATGGGCTTATTTAGTAAAATTTGGAAAGGCGTTAAAACAGGTGTCAAAAGTATTGGCAAAGGAATTAAAAGCGCGTTTAAAAAGTTTGGCAAGTTTATGAATAAGATTGGCATACTTGGTCAAATAGCTATGATGTTTATTTTGCCGGGAATTGGTCAAGCTTTAGGGTCGATGTGGACAGGCATAGCGGGCCAGACAGCCGCTCAAGGAGCCGCCGCTGCCGCTTCAGCCAGTGCGTCTGCTGTAGCCGGAGCCACTGCCGCAGGGGCTACAGCTAGTGCCGCTGCTGCCGCAGGCGCTACAGCCGCCGCAGGTGTTTCAACAGTTGCTTCAGGTTTAGCAGGTTATACTGGAGCTTTATCTGGCGTAGCTAATGCGGCAGGAAACATGATGCGGTTTGTTAGCAGTACTGTTGGTAAAGCAGGAACAGTGTTTAACAATATTACTCAGGGCATTACTGAAACTCTTGGAAACTTTGCAAAAACTGCGGGTAAAAAACTAGGCTTTAAAGGCGACATGTTTGCAAATGCAGCAGACAATTTCTTTGGCCCCGGAAATAGCGCGTCTTCCAGAAGTTTTGGAGAAGCATCTAGGTTTGGAAATTTAACAGAGTCTAAAAGTTTTTTTACAGCTAGAGACACTCAGTATGAAAAAGCATTTAAAGCTACAGCAGATGACGCATCTAAAGCAATTACTGACACGCCTGTTAAATCAACGGATATGCAAGGAAGTACAACAACAGACAACAACTTTAGACAAGCAAGCATGGACACCGCTCCTAAGATTTCAAACGATCCTCTTAACGATCTTTCCGAAAGACAGATAAATGACTATGCCGCTCAAGTAACAGACAAAGAATGGATAGATCAAGGCTTCTCACTTAAAGGTCAAATGGGAGATATTGAATATAAGATGGGCGATAAAAACTGGTATGTCTCTCCTGAAAATCTTTCTAAAATGGACAACTCTCAACTATTTGAATCTTTTCAAACAGGTAAAATGAGGGGAAGTGCATTCTCAGAAGGTGTAAAAGATTTAGGTCAAAACTTCTTAGACTTGCCTAAAAATATGTACAATGAAGGAAGAAGTTTTTTAAGCAACCCATTAGAAGGAGCTACTGGTAAGTTACAAAATAAAGCAGTTACTAGAGTCGCTCAAGAAATGGGTCTTGAAGAAAAGCCAGTATATAATCAGTATGCTTATGCCGCTGCTATACCTACGTTTCAAACAGCAGACGTAGGCACTTATGGCGCTCCAGAACTTATGAATGCTCGCGCTTTTGAACAACAGGTAACGAACAATCCAATGCCTTATGGCTATACCGCTTTTCAGTATGACAGCTATATGAAGCAATCTAACCAGTATGGCACAGCATAAGAGGTTTTAAATTATGGCGACAGTAGAAGAAGAATACAAAAAGATACAGATGAGTGGCAAGCGCCCAATTCCGGGACAGTCGTTAACAAACGATCCTGAGAAACCTGAGCTTTACGAAAAAGCTCCTGAGTTTGTTTCAGTTCACGCTGCTTCTGAATATATGTTTGGAAAGCTTATTGAGCCAGATGCATACACTTCAATCATGGAAGCTGTAGACGAAGGCGTGGCGATCATGGACATAACTCAGTCTCTTCTTTTTGTAGAGTTTCAAGAAGGTAAATTTAATCCTGATTTAATGTTTATGTTAGTTGAACCTGTTGCATATATGATTATTGCTCTTGCTGAAAAATTAGACTTATCTATGGTTATTTATCGTGGTGAAGAAGAAGATGAAGAAGCAGAACAACAGTTTCTTGGCCTGACTGTTGCAGAAGACAGACTTAAAAAGCTTCAAAAAGCAGGGCAAACTGGACGGGTTCCAGCTAGTGTTATTACACCTAAGATGGCAGAACAGATAGAAGAGCTTCCTGAGTTACCTGAAGTAGGGACAAACAAACAAAGCTTACTAGGTTCTCCAGCAGACGCGCCTGTTTCCACATCACCAGAGAGCTTAATGGCTCCACCACAAGGAGCTTAAAAGAATGGCTATTAGAGAATTTGGACAGTCGTTGCTTGCAGACGTTAGAAAACGTAAAGATGACCAAGCTAAGAAAAACAAACCTTCTACTTTAGACAAGGCGTTAATGGTTGGAGCTGCTGTTATACCCATGATAGGGGCTTCTAAAGTTACCGAACAGTTTAATAACTTTTCACAAAACAAAGAAGTGTTAGATACTAACATTATGCTTACTGCCGCTGAGCGTGTAGATAAAAAATTAAATGCAGTTACAGCCGCACTAGATGAGAAAGGGTTTTCAGCAAAACAATATTTTTTAGAAGAGCAAGCAGAACGAGATATGGAAGCTGCTTTAGCTCAAAATGAAAAATTTAATAAAGACACAGCTTCTCAAACTCTTTATAAAAATACGTTCCGTAATGATTTTATGAAAAATCAACAAACTATTGCTAAAGCTGAGTTAGCCGCCTCTCAATACGAACAAGCTTTAGAAGCTCAAGAACGCTTTAAAGCTTCTGGAACTAAAGAACAAGCTTTTGCTTTAGGCCAATCTAAATTAGCGCGTGGGCCGTTGACAGCGTTCTTTGGCGCTGAGAAAAGAGAAGCTGCCGCAGTCGAGTCATATAGAAGTTCAATGTTTGCACAGAGCGCAGGGCGACTTGCAATGTTTGATGAAGTTCTTAAAACAACGGGTGGTGATTTTGTTGAAGCTCGTGAGATTGAAAAGACTTTAAATTTGGACGAATCTAGAACAGACCGCCCAGTATTTAGAGAAGAGGTAATAGACGGCGTAGTAATTCAAATTGCGGGTAAAAAAGACGTAAACGGTAAGATTACATGGGACAAGAATCCTCAAGATATTAAGCGATTTGACATTCGATCACCCCTTGGCAAAACAAAAACTCTTTTAGCTCAGTTTAACGTAGTTGAAAAATTGTCGACAGACATAGACTCTGCGGGCCAATCTGCTGCCATTAAAGAAGGTTTTAAAATGGTTCCTAAAACTGAAGCAGAGTTTGAAAATAACATGGAGATATACAAAAAGTATATACAAAGTAACGGTTTAGTAACTCTTTCTGAGAATGAAAAAGCAGGTAAAAAATTACTAGCAGAGTCGTTAATTAAATTAGTAAATAGTGAGTCTTACTTACGCGAACAAAATGATTACGAGAGAGGTGAAGTAGAAATAGCAGAGCTGAAATCTAACATTGCTGCAAACAACGAAGGCGTTACAGGTGAGCAGCTTGAAACAATTTTTAAAGACAACAAAAAATTACAAAGTGCTTTAACTAGTAACAACGCAATTGCTATTAATTTAGCAAATAGAAAAACAGAAGTTGCACTACAAGTTTATCAAGCCTATCCAACTATAGATCCCGAATACGTTAGAGAACCCGCACCTGTAAGTGAAGTTGAAGCACCTATTACTAATACAGGAGCTAGTTTTGTAGGCGCTGACGCAACGGCTGCCGATTCAAAAGGCGTTCGGTTTAACAACTGGTTAAATATTAAAGAAGATTTAGAAAAAGAAAAAGATAATGAGTGGTACGGAAAAGTTGGTTCAGACGGCACCTTTCTTCAGTTTGAAACCGCTGCACAGGGTGTACGCGCAGCAGACAAAGTATTAATAAGTTATGCAAACAAAGACATCAACACTGTTTCAGATGTCATTACAGCTTGGGCACCTCCTACAGATAACAACCCAACTGAAGACTATATTGATTATGTTGCTGATAGCTTAGGAATAGATGAAGGAGCAGTAATAGACTTAAACGATCCTGAAGTTCGAGCAGATCTTCTTTCAGCAATGAGCATGTTAGAAAGCGAAAAAGAAGTTAGCCCCGATGAAATTTTAAGTCTTATTACTTCAGCTAATGCAGAAGCAGAAGCAGAAGCAGAAACTGTGGATCAAACAGGAGAGTTGGCGGACGATCTAGGTATTAAAATAATTAGCAGTTCTCCACCTAAGCCTCAAAGAAAAGTTTTTGGGATTAAAACAACAAGCGGAAAAAGTTTACAGACTGTCAAAGAAGATTTAGATCGTCTTGATACTGAGCTTTTAGAGGACTTACCTACCACTCAAAGAAAAAGACTTTTAAAACGCAGGGCAAAAGCGCAAGTAGAGTTAGACAAATTTGAAAGGGTAGCTAAAATTAAAGATCCTACATATACTTCTACGCCTTCTAAAGTCTACGCAGTTAGGATGCTTGAAGAAGACAAAAGAACAATGAGCCAAGAAGATGCAATTGCTAATTATGTGAGTCGAATGAAAGGGGAAATAAAATAATGTCTCAGACAACTTTAGAACTTTCAAATGGCACTACGGTTACACTCGAACACCCTGAAGGAGTAACTAAAGAACAGCTTAGACGTTTTGCAGAAAAAGAACAGAAGCTTACAGAAAACGCAGCAGCTAAAGACACTACTAAGTATTTAGAAGATAAAGAATCTCCTAGCGTAGGGACAGATCTAAAGCGAGTGTTGTTAGACACACAACGAGACGTAGTAAGTTTAATAGATTATCTTCCCGGAGATGCGTTTGGTTTAGATGATATGGGAACTTTAACTAAGCAAAAGGAGTTAAGCCGCCTTGCAGGTTTTGGGTATCTTGAAACTTCTGAGCATATTGATCCGCTAACAGGTAAAATCAAAGCTCCTGAAACTGCTATAGGGATAGCTGCGTCTATTGTTCCGTATGTTGCAGGAGCAGGTGCGTTAGTTAAAGCCGTGCCTAAGCTTGCTATGAAGTTTGCACCTAAGCTTGCAGCTCGTTCTGTTCCTAAAGCAGTTCAGTATACAGCAGCAGGCGCGGCCACTTCTCAAGTGCTGACTGATTTAGATGAGAATTTATTTAATGTTGTATCTGATGTTTTCCCAGAAGGCACACAGAACACTGTAATTCAGGCTTTACAAGCAGATGAAAACGATACGCAAGCTTCTAAGCGTCTCAAAATGTTAATAGGCGATGTAGGACTAGGTGTTACAGTTGATGCTTTATTTAAAGCTGCACCAATGCTTAAAAATATAATTACTGCTAAAAAACCTACAGCCGATGATGTGGTTGAAGGCTTGAAAGAATTTAGTAAAGCTGAAGAACTTACAAAAGTAAGTCTACGTACATCTGATGCAGAAACAAGAGCAGCAGGGAAACCTGTTCCTTTTAGAGGAGACTTACCTACTGAGCCACAGGCTTTTAAATCTTCTCCCGATGATCTTGCTCAAATTGAAGCTCAAAAAGCTGAAGGCAAGAAAGGCGTAGCTTGGGCAAAAGCTAAAATAAATCAAGTGGGCCAGCAGATCTTTACTTCTAGAGGCTATGCGCCGTCTAAAATGTTTGCAATGTTTAATCAAAGTCAAGCAGAGCAGCGCGGAACAATTGTTGAAGCTACGCAGATAGCTAGGCGTTTAAACAACTCATTTAAAACTTTTACAGACGAAGCAACTAAAACAACCAACATTGAAAAAGCTCAAGAGTTGTTGACAACAGACTTATCAAAATATACTACTCTTGATATAAGCAAACAAGCAACGCGCTTGAGTGCAGACCAAGGCATTGGAGTAGAAGTAGCTGAAGCAGTTTTAGATGCTCGTTATTTAATAGACAAATTATCTAATCAAATTTCAGGAACAAAGGGCTTTAAAAAAGAAGCGTTAAAAAGTATTCAAGAAAACATGGGTACATATTTAAGAACTTCTTACAAGGCTTTTGATGATCCTTCTAATTGGAAGCTAGATGATGTTTTAAAACAAACAGCAATTGATGACCTACTACCCAGTAAAATGGCAGAGGTTGCAGGCAGAGCATCGAGTAAAAACTTTTCTGAAGATAAGATTGCAGAACTTGCAGAACAACTTGCAAGAAAAGATGTAGACGATATTTTAAAACAGGTTACAGATAAAGAAACTGTTGATCATCTTACTCAAGTTCAGAGGGTAGCTAAGTTCCACAAGAAAACAGAAGACATGCCTCAAAGTATTAAAGATCTTTTAGGTGAAATTAAAGATCCAGCCGATAACATTATTTTAAGTGTGAGCAAAGCTGCGCGTATTTACGAAGTCAATAACTTTTATCAAATAGCTAATCAATTAGGTAAGAACGGCAAGTATATTCAAACTGCTGCGTCTGAAGGTGTACGTAGTAAAAGACTAAGCACTAAAATAACTAACACTAATTCTATTCTTGACGGGAAGTATACTACTCCTGAAGTAGCTAAGTTTCTAAATAGACAAGAAGAAACTTTTAAGTTCCTTAGTGAAAATAGTAACGGAGCCGCAGAAGCGTACAAAGTATTTTTAAAATACAAAGGAACTGCTCAGGCATCTAAGACAGTCTACAGTCATGTTACAGCACTGCGTAACATACTTGGAGGCGCTCAATTTGCTATCGCTAACGGAAACTTGTCTGCTATAAACCCCCTTTCTAAAAATAGGGGACACATGAAAGTCTTGTGGAATAACATGGCTGGAAAAGGCGACAAAGAACTAGATCAAATTTATAAAAAATATGTAGACTTGGGTGTTATTAATACTAACCTTAAAGTCAATCAGTTTAGAGAACTTATTAATATTTCTAGTAAGGACTTTGGTACAAAGAAGTTGACGACCCTTATAAATCAGAATCCAATCTTAAAAGGTATGGAAAACTTCTACATGGCTACTGATGATTATTTTAAAATGTCAGGCTTTCTAGACGAACTAGAAACTTTAAAGAAAGCTAAGCCTACTTCTTCGTTGGATGTTTTAGAACGCGAAGCTGCGGATATTATCCAAGACACTATTCCTAACTATGATCGAGTGCCTAAAGGACTGAAGAAATTAAACTATCTTCCAGTTGGTAATTTTATTTCTTTTCCCGCTGAGATACTTAGAACAAGCTTTCATATTGTTAAGCAAGCAAGCAAAGAAATAAACTCAGGTAATACTGTTCTGCGTAACAGGGGACTACGAAGACTTTCAGGATTTACGGCGGCTGCTGTAGGTGTAAACGAAGCTTCTAAACTATCAGCTAATTTAATAGGGTGGACAGAAGAAGAAAGACAACAACATACACTTTTAGCAGAAGGCAAGTACGACAAGAACAGCAGCTTTATTTGGAACCGCAGAGAGAACGGCGACATTACAAAAGTTTCTACTAAGTACTTAGATTCATACAACACTATTAAAGAGCCAGTGTTGGCTGCTTTAGATAGGATTGTAGACGGTGAGTTAAAGGGTGAGCAGCTTGAAGACTACATCTTTAAAGCAGGCATAGATGGAATGCTTACTCTTTCCACTCCTTTTGTGTCGGAGTCTATTGCAACTAAAGCAACATTAAATGTTTTAGAAGCTATACGTTCTCCTGACGGAAAGACCAGTGACGGTAAAGTGTTGTTGCCGCCAAGCATGTCTACAGCCGAAAAGTTAAGTACTTCTGTATTTGAATTGTTTAAAGCTGTAGAACCGGGATCTGTAACAAGCCTAAGAAAACTTGGAGATAGCGTAGACGCATACACAGGCGAAGAGCTAGAAAAATTAGGGCCAGTAAATAAAGATGCGTTTATAACAAACATAACTGGAATCCGCATATCGCAACACGACCCTGATTCAGCTTTAAAGTTTGCTGTGTCTGATTTTAATAAGCAGACTCGCGCTAATGTTAAACCTATCTATAAAGTTGGAAAAGACACTGCTGTAACAATGTTGGATAATTATATTGCTCGTCAAAGTAAAAACTATGACTACCAGCAAGACCTGTTTAGAAAAGTCAGCGCCTATTCATCTATTAACGGCAGATACAAAACATTAAGAATGCTTACAGATAGTGGTCTGTCAGATCCCGCTGCTCGTGATATATACAACGGGAAGTTTAAGCCTACAGCCCCTCCTAAAATAGATGACAGGATTATAGAAGTTTTAAAAGCTTCTACACCTGAAGACGTATCACAGGGGACACAGTTAAGAACTGCTAATCGTGAATACACTTCTGTATTCAGAGAGTTTCAGAAGTTGTCATTGTATGGCGAAGAAGAGATGAATCCCTTTGATGATCCAGAAGAAGCCTACGAAAGACTAGGGAAGTCCACGGGCGGTGAGGTTACTGAGCCTGTATCTAACGCTCCTAAAGAGCCTGATGAGCGTATTAATAAGCTCACAGGCTTGCCGTATAACGAGGGGGCTGGGCCAGCTTACATGGACATTGAAGACCCTTTACGCGTATTGAATATGGCAGCGGGTGGGAGAGTTAAAAAAAGCGCAGGCGGTAAACTACTTAAAATGTTTATTAAGAAAACTGCACCCAGTGCTGCGCCCGTTATAAAGCAAGCAGACGAAATTGTTGAAAGCGCTGCGTATGCTGTTGTTAAAGATAAGAAAGGCAACGCGTTTGTAGGTGTTACTAAAAGCTCAGAAAGCACAGAAGACTCTTTAGGTTTAACGCCTGAGAGTATTGAAGCTTGGAAGAAAGAACAGAAAGGTTTTAAACAACCCAAAGTTCCTGAAGTTGTAGAAGCCGCAGAAAAACTAGCTAAGAAAGAAATAGACGAAGCTGAGTTTGACACTATTGTTAATACGTATAAGCCTATAAAGCCTATTACAGAAGTCCCTGACCTTCCTACGCCTGTTGAAATTGCAAGCGCCTTAGACAGTAACAAAAGAGCTGCTGGCATTGTAAACGTAAATCTTAAAATAGAAGACGGTACTTCCGTTGCTTCTAGACTAGACATTCCTGCTTACGAGCAGAACAACACATGGGTTGTTTCGTTACATGACGGTAGTAAACGTGGAGGTGCTTCATTAGGCTATGGCCAAACGGCGGTATTAGATAATGTCAAGTTTTCAAGCGAACCTAAAGCAGCTATAAACATTGCAAAAGGAAAGCCGAAAGCAACTATTGCTAGAATGTACGGGTCTTGGAAAAATCAAAAGCCTGAAGATGTCCATGCGTTAGCTAAACAATACATGGATGATCCTGAGTGGACACAAGTAGGAATGAATCCTGACCGACACTCTTTCTTTTATGACAAGCTGACAGGAGAGCCTGTAACATCAGCAGAGCAAGTTATACAAGTAGGGCCGTTGGTACTGGCTAAAAATGTAACTAAAACATCTAGGACAGATCCGATGTTTAGCATAAACCCTAAAGACCCAGACGCTCCTCGATTCGCAGCAGGCGGCAAGGTTCTCAACGCACTTAAAAGGAACTGTAGTAAATGATAGAGAAGTACACATATTTTAAAATAGAAGACTTTGATTGCCAAGAAACTGGCGAAAACAAAATGAAGCCTCAGTTTATTCACAAGCTTGATCACTTGCGAAAGATTTGTGGCTTTCCGTTTATTGTAACTAGTGGGTACAGAAGCCCCAACCACAGCTTAGAAAAACGAAAGCAAACTCCCGGCACTCATGCACAAGGAATTGCCGCAGATATTGCAGTGAACGGTGGCCGACAGCGCATGCAAATAGTACAACACGCCACTGCTATGGGTTTCACAGGCATTGGAGTTGCTAAAGGTTTTGTACATGTAGATATACGTGATGATTTTAAACCAGTTCTTTGGTGCTATTAAGCAGGAGACCTACCATGTTAGATAAATTAATTGGCCCAGTAACAGGACTACTGGACAAGTTCATCGAAGACAAGGATAAGAAGAACGCCATAGCCTTTGAACTAGCCACTATGGCAGAGAAGCATGCTCAAGAGTTATCTAAAGGTCAGTTAGAAGTTAACAAGACTGAGGCAGCACATAAGAGTTTGTTTGTAGCTGGATGGCGACCCGCAATAGGTTGGATATGCGGAATGGCTTTACTCTATTCTACTATCTTAGCTCCCATCTTAGGCATATGGTTTACTGTACCGCCTGTAGATAGCGCACTACTTACAAGTGTGTTAATGGGCATGCTAGGTTTAGGTGCTATGCGAACCGCAGAAAAAGTAAAAGGCGTACAAAGGGAGAAGTAAAGTGGCAGCTAAAAAGAAATCAACAGTAAACAAAGCAGGAAACTATACCAAACCTACCATGCGAAAGAACTTGTTTAATAAAATTAAAGCAGGCACTAAGGGTGGCAAAGCAGGACAGTGGTCAGCTCGCAAGGCTCAAATGCTTGCGAAGGAATACAAAGCTAAAGGAGGTGGGTACAAATGAAAGTTAAAGCACCTAAAGGTCATCACTGGATGAAGCAGAAAGACGGCTCAATGAATTTAATGAAGCACACTGGCAAGTTTGTTAAGCACAAAGGAGCTTCACTCGAAGCTAATTTTAAAGTACAAAAGGTTCATAAGAAATAATGGCACTTAAAAAATCTCAAAAGTCTTTAAAGAAATGGACAAAGCAAAAGTGGCGTACACCTTCTGGAAAACCTAGCGGTAAAACTGGCGAAGTATACGCGCCTGCTAAGGCTATAAAGAAACTCAAATCAACTGCGGCAGGCCGAAAGAAACTAGCCGCTGCTAATAAAAAGAAGCGTGAAGCTACAGCCAAAGGAAAACAACACGCTAAACACGGATTACACAAAGGTAAGGAACGATGAGAGAAGACTACAAGAAGGGCGGTAAAGCAAAAAAGAAAGACCCACGTTTAGCCAGAGCAGGAGTAAGCGGATATAATAAACCGAAGCGTACACCGAATCACCCGAAGAAAAGCCATATTGTTGTGGCAAAAGAAGGCGACAAGATCAAAACAATCCGTTACGGAGAACAAGGAGCTAAGACCGCAGGTAAGCCCAAGGCCGGTGAGTCAGAAGCAATGAAAAAGAAACGTGCAAGCTTTAAAGCTCGACACGCTAAGAATATAAAGAAAGGAAAAATGTCTGCGGCTTATTGGGCCGATAAATCTAAGTGGTAGGAAGTCGCGCCCTAGCCTACATGGTTCAGGGCGCTTAGTTCTTCCTCTAAGTATGCATGTATTTCTTCTAGTTTTGGTTTCGTAAGATTTACAATGTTTCTCATAGTAGTCAATTCATGGTCTTTAAAGACTTTAGAAAGCTCATGAACAGGGATGCCGGACAGTTCTGTCACGACAATCCCCTCACAATTTACTAGGATTTTGAAGCTTATAATGTTGGCTTCTTTGGTCTTAAACGATTTCACAAGCGCCACCAGTGCAAGCCAACTCCTGTGAACCAGTTGTATTATCTTCTTTTTCATGATTTTCTAAGTCACTCCAATCAACATCTTTAGGCATAGAGTTTAATAGTTCTTTGTACTTATCTTCACTAATATCCTCATAAGGAGCTTGTTGATACACATGGTCACTAACTGGCAACAAACTAATCCCACTGCACAAATCAAAGTTTTCCCATATCCACTGTGCTACTTGCAAGAACTCGTCATCCGTGTAGTACACAGTGATGCTTGGTTTATGTTCGCACCAGTGATTCTGGTAAGCCTTCCAAAGCTCTAGCTGGTGCATAGCGCCAACATCTGCAACAGTCACAGAGTTCTTAGGGGCCTTCACCGGAAAACTAAACACTGACGATGCGACTGAGGTGACATCTGGCTCTACCGGGAATCCTTCTGCTTCCATAAAGACTGCAAGTGGATCTTTTTTGTCGCTACGAACTCTGCGAATGTAATGCTCAGAGAAGCGAGGATGGATACCAGAAGCAGAATCAACAAGCTGAGATACAGTACCGCTTGGCTTAACACATGTAATAGCCGCAGACTGCTCAATGTTAAGTTTTTCAGCCCACTCTTTATTAGTGTCCACACATACATCTTTTATTTCCTCTAGCCATTTTTCTAACACCGTAGAATTGGGATTGCTCAGTGTCTTGTGATCCATGATACCTGTCATGCTCACGCCTAGCAAGGCTTCCTCTTCAGTGTTTTTCTTCCAGCAGTTACGCAAGTATCTAAAGTCTGTAAGTGTAGACTGTAGTGTACCAATGATAGCAGCTATCTCTGCCTTACTCTTGAGACTAGCCAGTGTGTCATCAGGACGTACTACAATCTCTGACAGGTTACAGAACTGATTAGAGCGTAGAATGATTTCAGAGCATGGGTTAGTGCCGAAGTCCTGCTCAGGATCACGCCTACCGTTACGGCCTGCAATCTTCTGAGCTGCTATGCGACTAAAGATACCACGCTCACCAGCTTTAGACTCGTACATAGTGTGCATCTCACCTAAGAAGGCTTCAAAGTCTGGCTTCTCAGTATACGCTACGCTGTTGTTAGCCAAAGCTCTGTGTCCTTCGTGTCTCCACCAGTCTCCTGACTTAGCTTTAGCCATACGCTGATCTGAAAGATTTGACAAGCTAATCAAAGCTGAACGTCTAACGCCGCCTACGACAACGATGTCTGCAATTTTACATACAATGTCATGGCACTCAATGGATGTTAGCTTTCGTCCATGTGCTTTCTTAAAGACCTCAATGCAAAAATTAAACAAATCAACTAACGGCTCTGGCCCTGATGCACGGCCACCGAAAGTTTTTAGTCTTTGTCCTGCTGGACGCACACGGCTTATATCCCATTTAGGAATCTTACCAGCATACAGCATAGCTATCAGCTCACGGAATGCAGAGGCCCAGCCTATCTTGCTATCACTAACAACAATAACACTGTCAGTCTCGTGGAATGTTTCTGCAATCTCTGGAAGTTTGTTAATGAAGTTACGCTCTACGCTGAAGCCTACGCCTGTACCACACATAAGAACATACATCAACTCATCAAAGGATCGCGGTGAATCTATGTGCAGATAACTACAGTTAAACCCTGCAACATTGTCTTTGTTGAGGGCTTCCCCCGCTGTCATCATACAGCGCATGCTAGGCATAACTTCCATGTTGTGGATAGCGTTGAAAATCTTTAAAGCTACTGTCTCGTTTATCTGTCCACGATCCTTCCAGAAGTCTACATACCTGTTGACTGTCTCGTCCCAACGCTCCCGTCTGCCTTCCTCTGGCAACCATCGTGCGTAGCGGCTCTTGTGTATAAACTGTTGATACTGATCCATTATTCTTCCTCATCTAGTGGTATGTGGTAGGAGCATGCTTTTAAAAAGTAATTAAACTGCTCTCTCATGTCATGTACTGTTTGCCCGTCGCTATATATCGTATAGACTATCTTGACTGCTGGACATATTCTCTCTGCTTCTCCGAACTCTGGATAGTGTATAAACTCAAACACTGGTTGTCTGTCCATTACCATTCTCCACATCCTTCTATGTCACACACAGGATAGTTACGGCAGCCTAAATGCAAAGTCTCGTCATCTACTTTGTCTTCGTCTTTCCAAGTGACATAATTATAAATAGCTTCCCAAGGTGTTTGTCCGTAGCACTCTATGCTTTTTCTAAACCACAAGAAATCAACCCCCATCATGTATTCATTCCACCTGTCTTCTGGGTTTTGATGGGATTTAAAAGACTCTCTAAAGTAATAAAAGCCTAGTAAAGATCGTGTCCTTGAGCCTAATGAAAAGGGGTCTTCTGACCCTACACAACATAACATTATATAGTATTCTCCTTGAGAAGAACATCTTCTATAACAAGCAGATAAGGCATTAAAATAATTAATCATTAGCTATTCTCCGCTATCACTCTTGCTGTTAGCTCCTGCAAATACCAACTAGCTTTCTGTAAGTCTTCTGCCGGCTTACCTTTGTAGTCGTAGCGCCACAGGTATTTCATGCAGTTGCCCTTGAGATAGCCTCTGAAAGCCTCTGTAGACATAGACTCTGCTATAGCTTCAATACACTCTATGCTGCCAGTGTTGTAGTGCGCTGGGTTGTGTACTGCATCGTGTTCGTCTTCGTAATCATCGTCATCGTCATCGTCCTGATTTACCTTAGAAAACAACTCCCACACTTCCTGTCTACCCTTTTCTGTAGTCATATCGTAGTGGTCTGTGTCTTCTTCTTCCTCGTCTTCCCAAAGGTCTGCATTTTCATTGTGTGCTGCCTTCATCCAAGAATCCAACATAGAAGGTTTTTCAAGGGCAGGGTGGTTTGTTCTTAACCTGTTCCAATCTTCAGGGGTAGCATCATTCAATCGTTTGTTCATACTCTATCTCACTGTTTTTATATCGGGTTTGTTTACGTTTAGTTTCTTTTAATTTAGAAGACGTAGATATTTTTTTAAATTTTTTCTTCCGTACAAACCTATCTCGCCTTTCATCTTTTCGGCTGTAGTCAGTCAAAGGTCTCTCTCTTTTTTGTATTGATCCAGCTATCTGGGATGCTGTCTTCGCTATACCAAGTGAACCCATTTGCAGATGCCCACTCTCCATGAGATCTTTTTGTTCCGTCCTTTCTACGCTTTGCTTGTGGCATAGGCGCACTTGGATTCGCAAACAGAAACACTAACTCTGTATCTTCAGGAAGCGCTTTGCTAATCCAAATATATTTACTAAATTCAGCGTAGTCCCAGAACCTTCCTTTAGCTTCAAGAAGAATCTTCTTACCATCAATATCTTTAAGGAAGTCGGGGTGGTAGTTGTGTTCAACAGTGTACGGAACCTTTTGAGTGTGAAAGTTCCAGCCGTCTAATATACCCGTGTGTAGCTCATACTCCCAGTTAGAATCATAACCTTTAACTAAGTCTTTTTCAACAGGTCTTTTAACTCTGGCTTTTCTAAAACCTTTCTTAACTTTTTTCAATGAAGTTGAGCCTCCCGCCTTTCTAGTTCTGCTTCTATGATTAGCCTTAAATCTTCTAAGAACAGGCCATCTATATCACAGATAGTAGCGTCTTCGTTGTTGTACAAAAAGCTACCTACTGCAATAATCATCTGATCTAATGAGAGACCATTGAGCGCTGGTTTACTTTCCATGTGATCAACTCCAAGTCAACATCTTCGATTTCAATATCGGGGAAGATTTTAATTAATTGTTTTATTTTCTTTGTTATCCATTTGGGATGATAGGCATTCAAATACATTGTCCTGTTTGCCATGAAGTGAGTTTGCTCAGGCATCATAGTCTTGTAAGTATCTACGGTGACCTTCTCAGCTTCTTCTTCGGGCAATAATTGTTTCATCCAAGAAACTAGCAATGTAATTGAGTGTCGAGTAATGCGTTTGCTTTTTTTTCTATTCATAATAATTCATCTACTTTCGGTTCGACTACTACTTTGGTTAAGTAAGTTAGGCCGTTTGAGTATTTAAATGTTCTTAAACCTTGACCATCATTGGAATCTGCAAAGCAGTTGTACTTGTATTTACACCAGCTACAGCCCTTAGCAAGCTTTATATTTCCTTTCTTTCCATCCGGTATTGGAGCGTAACAAAGTTCTGGTGGTGTGTCAAGCTCCAAAGAAGGAATAAGTTTGTTTATTTTAGATTTAATATTAGGCTTATCAAGATCATCGGGCACATACATGCACAGCTCTCCGCTCTCTTTGTTCAAAACCAAGAAGCCTCCATTCTCTGTACCCTCTGCTTCCTCATAACCGGCAAGCTGCCCAAGATAACCGAAGGGATCGTCTTGTGCTAAGCGCCCTTCCTTGAACTTGTTGAATGCAAAACGAGATGCGGTCTTAACATCAACCACCTCACCGTTTATCTTGCAGTCCATATGACCTACGATGCCGTCAACTACAACTTCTTTTTGCTCATCTGTTACTTCGTAGTCCACCATGCGTACTAACATCAACACAATCTCTTCAAGCAAGTGGCCGTACAAGAACTTAATCTGTGTCGGGCCATCCACACCACCGCGTCCTTTAGGATCACGCTTCTCATACCACAACTGGCGAGGAGGTTTACCTACATTAGACATCCGAACAGTGAAATCGGAGTCTCGTTCCCGTGGTGTTGCCCAAGACATCAAGGCTTCTTTCATTCCTGATATAGTTCGGTCAATGTTCTCTTCGGTGAGAGGCAAAGGTTTGCCATCGTCTGATAACCTCTCAAGCTCGTTGTAAATTTCAGGTACTAATTCATGTAAGCCCATCATAATTTCCTTTGTTTAAAGCTCAGTGTTCTGAACAATAGATTTTATATCTTTAAGCGAAGCCTTGAACCACTCGCCACGTTTTTCTATCTTGTTGTTTGCTAGTTGCTCGTGTACTTTTTCTTCTGCGTTCTTTCTGTTATCAAAGTACTTACAGTATTCTACCGCATAATCTCTTAGAGGTGAAGATGTTTGATACCCAGAGCATCTGTCATATGCATCAATAGCTCGTCCTACCTTGAACCACCCATCCCAAGCAGGATTAGAGATTATATAAACATAGCCGTATTCCACAGTAGAATACTTATCTAGCGATGCGAATGCTACGCTTTCAAAAGTTTTAAATCTTCCGGGGGTGTGTAGTGGATGTGAGGCAGGGACATACTTACCGCCAACAAACATACGATTAGAGTTTTTACGTCTGTGCGCTTCGATGCTTCGCCTAGCTCCATCACTTGCTCCAACATACCACCACTTGCCGCTTTCAAAAATTGAATTTTTAACATTGGGTATAGTACTTGTATTCATCGTGTCTACCTCTGAATTATTAGTGGGTTTCTGACCAGTTGTTTCCGACATTATAATCTCCATCTAAGGGGCAGTTTAAGTTTAACCTCTTGCCCGCTTCTATAATAGACTCTACTCCAAGCTTTCCTACAGCATCTGCGACAGTTTCATGGCACTCTATCTGCCACTCATCGTGTACGTTAGCTACAAACTTAGCATCTAAGTAAGTCAGTTTAGAATCTAATATTATTAAAGCCTTCTTCATTACAATAGCTCCTGCGCCCTGCAATAAAGTATTAAGTGCAGCGTGTTCAGAACGAACAGTCAAGCGCCTGCCGTCTAACGCTTTAACGAATCCGCTTTTAGCTTCTCGCTGAACTCTGTCCGTAAGCTTCTTAAATGATGGGAGACCATCAAAGAAGCGTTGTCTAAGCTGCTTACCTGCTGCTCTACCTCGTCCAGCCACTGACCCAAGCTTCGCATCTCCTGCTCCGTAGAGGAGGGCATAGATGAAAGTCTTCGCCTGATTTCTTGATTCAAGTCCTGCAAGTTTTTGATTAGCGGTGTGTATGTCTCCGTTAAGGATTTCATTTGTATAGCCCTCATCGTCTAAATAGTGTGCCAACATTCTAAGTTCTAAGCCAGAAGCATCTATGCCCACAAGTTTATAGCCTTTCGGTACTGTCCAACAAGCACGACAGTCTTCACCGTAGGGCGAGTTACTGCTGGGTATCTGTGCCATGTTAGGATGTGAGTGAGTCATACGAGATGTCACCGCACCGTTGGGATTGACATATCCGTGAACCCGTCCTGTCTCTTCATTAAGTTCTTTAATCCAGCTTTTAGTTTGTGCTAAGCGTTTCTGTAGCATCAAGTACTTAGCAATCATTGCAGCTTGCGGGATATTCTTAACCCTATTGAGTGTTGCTTCATCTACAATGGGCTGTCCTGTAGGTGTATGCTTATTAGGATTCCAGCCAAAGCGAATAAGATATTCACCGATCTGTTTCCTTGAACCTAAGTTAAAAGGTATTTCAGTTTTACGTGCAATGGGCTTACAGTTTACATCAAGCGTTAGCTTCTCGTATTCTAGGTCTGTCAGCCTTGTGCCCTTTCCGTGTTGGTCTGTAGCTGTCTTAGCTACTGCGCCTGTGGCAGTAAACTTAGGAGTAAGGATCTGTGTAACAACTACAGGTTTAAACTCCTCCTGTACCTCTTGCTCCAAGTCATGTAGTTTAGTTTCAAACATTGCCATCAGCCCCATCACCTTCTCAACATCTAATACGAAACCATTGCTCCGCTGCTCATCAATAATCTTAGCTACAGCATGCTCTATCTGAACTGATTGTGGTGTGAATCCACGGCTCTCAACCTTGAGTGCTTCATATACTTTAGTATTAAGCAGCACATCGTTCTTACAATACTCTAGCATCTCTGGAGTGTACTGTTCCCATGCGTCTTCTTGCTGTCCGAAGTCGCCTTTCTTGAACCCCAGCCTGTAGCCCCAGCCCTCAAGACCGTGATTGCCTTCGCGTGTTGGGTTAAACAAACGCGACAGCACCAGAGTATCTACAATCTTCTTGTCGAACAGGTCAACACCAGAAATCTTTTTAATTGCAGGAATGTCATAGCCAATTAAGTTATGACCTATCAGTTTAGTTGCAGAGGATAGAAGTTCATAGCCCTCTTGCAGCTGAGTGTTGTCAAACGTAAACACATCCATAGTATCTACGTCTTGAGCCACGATACAATGAATCTTCGTGGGGTCTAAGCCGTCTGCTTCTATATCAAATACTAAGTTACTCATTCGCATACTGCTCCTTTAGGATATGCTCTTTATCTTTATTCTTCCAAACATTATTAGGACTGCGGTGATCTTTGAGCATCTCTTCGTAATACTCTTGAAGTACATCAAACTCTATTGCAACGCGCAGCCCCGCTCCAGTGAAGTGTGCCCAATCAAGAATCCCAACAGGCCTAAACCTTGTTTTGTTTTTAGCTATTAAGAATCCGTTAAAGATTGTACCCTGTCTAGTGTAGCTTACTTCATAAACTAATTCAGGGGCTGTCTTTCTAAGATGTTGCAGCGCCTTCTGTAAGGCGTAAGTTCCGTAAGGTGTCTTACTCATATTATATCTCCATCAAACTGAGACGCATCGTAATCATCTAACTCTCTAAGCCTTCCTGTCTTGCCATCATACAGTAAGTTGCATGCCACTCCGACATCTCCGGTGTATCTAGATTTAAGCACTCGCACCTTGGTGGTTGATGCCTCTATTTCATCTTCTGATTGTTGGTTACGCTCAAGTGCAATCACGCAGTCAGATAACTGAGCAATAGACTGTGAGCCTCTGAGGTGTGATAGGCCTGTCTCGATACCGTTCTCATGTCCACGGTTCCCTTCAACTCTACGCAAGTGTGACACTAGGATCATGCCGCAGCCTGTTTCTTCTACCATGGTTCTGAGCTTATGCATGATACTATCAATAGCTTTCCGCTCATCATTCTCCAGTGTAGAGAGAACCAACATGTGTAAGTGATCAACAACAATCCATTTACAGTCTAGACCAATGATCATGTAGCGTAGCTTGCTGAAGATGTCATCAAGATTATTGACACCGTGGTGAGCATGAATCCAAACACGACCCTCATTATCACCCATGAATACTTTCTTGAAGCATTCGTCTAACTGATCGTCTGTGAACTGAGCCTTAACACTGTCGAGGTGTAGCTTGGCGTTAGCTTCAACGGCCATGATGCCCTCAGCAGTACGAGACCAGTTCTCTTCAAGGGCTACAACACCTACATTATCTTCTGTGTTATCGATCAGCCAGTGTTCTATCTCACGAGTAACAGATGACTTACCCAGCCCTGTGCCGCCAGTGAGAGTGACTAGCTCACCTGCTCTCATGCCTTCTAACTTGCCGTTGAGACCAGACCAAGGATAGGGAATAGCTGTTTTCTTTTCAGTGCGTAGCTTTTGATAAGCTCCCAGCTGATCAGATAGATTTAAAACACCAGAAGGTGTGTAGAGTTTTGCTTCCCAGAAAGCACTAACATATGCAGAATGTCTACCCTGACGCAACATATCGTTTGCATCCTTGTAGTCCACAGGCAGTGTCATGATCTTAGCTTTGCCGGGAGTTAATAGTTTTGCAATTTGTTTAGCCGCTTCCTTGCCGGGCTTATCGTTGTCGAAGTTAATGACAACAGAGTCGAACGACTCAAGATATTCAAGACTAGCTTTAACATCACGGACACCTCCCTGTGCCCCTGACTTTATTGATACTGCTGGCCACTTAGAACCCATAAGTTCGTAAGCAGCCATAGCATCGCACTCGCCTTCCACTAATGTTATAAACTTACCGCCTGCTTTAAACAGGTTCTCACCAAACAACCCAACTTCTTTAGAGCTTCCTTCCCAAGCAAAAGACTTATCTGGCTTGCGAATCTTTGAAGCTGCTAGTTCGTGTCCATTATAATAAGGGTAAACATGCTTATCAATCTGGCCTGAATTAGTAACTGTAGCTCTCACCCCATACTTTTTTGCTGTAGCTAAACTAATCTTGCGATCAGCCAGCTCTACAAATCTAGCATCAGATGTCCGCTGCTGGTGTGAACTCTGTTCCATCTTACTGTTCCTTTGATAAACTTCAAAGTCCGTTATCGTGTCCGGTTCAATGTCCGGTTGGTGTACTTCCGATGTACTGTAGTTTTTAAAATACTTATTACAACTAAAGCAGAATGCAGACCCATCATCATTGATACCTGCTGCATCGCTAGAGCCGCACTCAAAGCACGGCTGGTGCATTTTAACGAAAGGCATTTGCCTTACTCCTCAGTTTGTGCAACTTCCTCTGTTGCGATAGCCTCTTCCGTAAGGTGGTTTTCTTTAAGATCATTAATTAGTGCTACAGTGGCTGCTTGCATTAAGCCTGCGGTCATTGAAGCTTCTTGCAACTTGGCGTTTGCTTCTACCAAGTGTGTAAGAATTACCCTACCCTCATCTGAGAGTAGGTCTGATTCATAGTTTACGTTGTCGATTGTTACTAGTGCCATTACAGTTCATCCTCCATTCCGCCATCTAGTGAATCAAACTCTGAACCATCAGGTGAACCAACTTCTACTAAGTCAATAACCTGCATAGCTTGGAAGTCTAAGCCCTTAAATATCTTGCCTTTCCATTCTGATTCCCACTCCTTGTACTGAACCTTAACGCTTGAGCCGTTACCTACACGAGCATCTAGCGGGTTCTTGTACGCATCTACCAAGCGGGGTGCTGGACGTACCATGCCGTTCGGGCCGTTAACTTTACGCTTGATTACAACTGCTGGGCCTTCATCCATCTGTTTAATAGTGAAGCCTCGTGATTGAAAATCTTCAGCAGTCGCCTCATCTACAACTAGATTAACCGAATACACTGGCTCATAAGTTGTGTTAGGTGTAGTGACTGAAGCCCAATATGCTGCGCCTTGTAGTATTGCCATGTTGCTTTCCTCTTTGTGGTTGTAAAATGTTTGTGGAATATACCACGTTTATTTGTTGCCGTCAATATCTGAAGCCTTGATAAAGATTCCGTCCTTCATTATTCCTGTACGATCTTTAATATCTTCATAAGCATGATCAATACAGTGCTTCAAAGGCAGGTTGTTTCGTACAGCTATGTTAATTAATATAACTATGATGTCTCCGATGTCATCAACAGGTGTCGTATTTTTGCAGATGCTGTCTGATAACTCCCCAACTTCCTGCATAAGTTTTAACACTTGTTGTTTATCATCCGACCCATGTATAAGGTTACGAGCTAAGTGCCAAGAGATTATCCGCTGTATTGAAATCTCTATGCCACGGTTTTCTTCATTTATTTCTTGCTCCATATCTCTCCTCCTTTAACTTTTGTTTTAACGGTGTCTGATTTAACAGCCATTAACTCCATCATAGCCTCATATTCAGTCTTGTCAATAATGTATTGTATTACAGTTTGCTCCCTGACATTGTACATAGAGCAGGCTGTACTTAAAGGAACCTTCCCGTCCACCACATCCAAAGCTGCTTTAGCTGTAGCCATAGCTTCAAGACTAGGACTGCCAGATATTGTTTGTTCAAACATTATGCTAACTCCAAAAACATAAACAACAATGTGAATAGCACTGCGAATATCACCGCAACATTACTCCACTTTATAAACCTGCTAGGTATCCTTGAAAAATCAAGTAGTCTTTTTACTCTCCTTGACTTCAGTAGATTGCTTAACATTTTTCATCTCCTCTTTAAATGTTTGTTTAAATATTTCATCAAAATTTTTACTGAACTTATTGTGATCTACTCTTCTAGCTCGATCACCTTTACCGCCATGAGTTTGTTCGCCCATGTCATCCCTCCATATATACTTGTCCGAATGTAAGAACAAAGAAAGGCACACACAATACTATGCCTTCAAACTGTGCGGCTTCAAAACCATCTATGTCATCGCCACACACCCACACTGCACGAGTATCAGTAAACTCTAAGTCTAAACCCACACCGTTTCGTACATTTACACTGAAGTTATACTTTCCAAAATTGATTGTCATCCTATGCTGCCCTCATGAATTGGTTAGATTTAACAGCCTCACGAACTATCTGCTGTCGTTGATTCTGAACTGCTGCAATGTTCACCTCATTACTAAGTCGGGAGGCTGTCGCATGAGTTGACCAGTCAGTCAAAGCATTATACACAGCCCAGTAATTATTACCTAGTCGCTGAGAATAAACTGTTTTATATTTGTTCCAAACATATTCAAGACTGGCGTTGCGTCTGGGAAGATCTCCAAGGATAACTTGAGGATCAACGTACCCTAACCCTATGAGCTTCTCAGCTGATGTGCATTTGAGAGACTTACAAAAGAATATAAAGGCGCTCTCATCATCAGTCCTTGTCTGCTGCCACTGCTGCCACAGGTCACGCTCTTTGTGGAAAAGTTGTAAAGACTTAGTGATAACTCGACCACCCTGCTCAATGTCCAAAGACCTTGTGTGCTTTGCTTTAAACACAGCAACCTCACCGCTAACAAAGACTTGTAGATTTGTACACGCCTGCTGAATAGCTGCTGCACTGATCATGAACGGCCAAGTACCATCGAAGGATGATATGGACAACAGACTCAGAGCAGCTGTATCTCCATCAGCAGTCCTATACGTATGCTCAGGAAGTTTGTACTGCACAAAAGTTCTTGAACCATCATGAGATGTACGGATAGTTTCTTGTATCCCGTTAATTGACAGATCAGAACGCTCAATAATATTACGAGTAACATCTATCATGTGCTTAGGTGCAACAGGTTTGTAACCATGTCCGTGTACTCCCAGCTCTTGAGCTGTATCTGTACGATAGATAATAGACTTGGAGCTTTCATAAGCATCTAAATAAATTAAAGGTGCTGTAGCTATATCAAAATCTGCTGAGCCATAACCCCCATTGCGGATTGTAGTTAACGCTGTGTTGTTTGCAAACATAGGTGTAATGTTGTTCATTTCATTCTCCAAAAAAAAGTTTTAGTCTTCGGTTGACATCATTTGAAAAGAGATTATAATACTTTTAAGGTTTACAAGTCAACTATTATTTTATTTATAGTATAACTTATAAGATACAAAAGAACTTATGCACTCTATCAAGACTATATAGTGTGTATTCCTTATAATTAATTATAACAAATCCTTATTGTTATCCTCTTCAACGACCTCAACTGGTGAAATATCCACCACCTGATCGCCATATGGCTTATAAACGCCAGAGTTTTTGTTGATCTCTGCATATTGTAGGGCTTCTTCGGGTGAACCAGCCGCCACATCTATGAAGTAACCATTCACTTTTGACATCATAACTTTGTAAACCTTTATAGGTTTCTCAACGTCCATCTGCATTACTAACTTATCTATCATCTTCTTGAACCTCTGATTTGAGATGTTGGTTTCCTTCCTTTCGGAAGCGTTTGTTGTAGCCGCGCTTAATCTTTTTAGCTTCTTGGCTTTTAAGACTTATGAATTTTCTCCAGCGGGTCAGAACATCCTGCTCATCACCGCCTTTTAGTTTTATTCTATTCCGCATTTTTCTCTACCAGAGCTGAGTGTGCAAGTGTTAGTTCGCGATAGTGTTTGTTCAACAGCCTCGCCCCTGTTTCGCTCACCTCTGCACCGTTCAAGTCCTCAAGTGTTTCCTCTAGTGCCATTTCGACCAGCTCTAACAGCACAGCGTGTTCACTAATTTTCATTTGCTTTCTCCCAAGTACGTTATAATATAGAAAGGCCCACCACGCTGACCAATTTTATGTGCATCTTCAAGGGTTGCAGCGTACTGCGTACAACCCATCTCATCCCAATCAATTGCCCACAT